CTATTATGCAGATTCCATATGTTTCTCCTCATGCTTTTTACAATTTAATTACAGGCCAAGGTTCATTTGGTAGAATAGGAATCGTTGTATATTCACCATTGAAGGATGTTACTAGTGGTACTTCATCAGTGGAGTATACTGTTTGGGCTTGGTTAACTGATGTTGATATTCAATATCCAACTGGTATGCCTCTTAAAACGACTCCTGCACCTACATTCACTGATATTTGTGTTCAGGGTGGTATTGAAGAAAATTTAATTCATAATCAAAATTCTCCGAGTGCTGGTGTTGGAAAAATTGCTGCTGGTCTTTCTGATTTGTCACGGATACCTATCTTAGGAAATATGTTTACAAAGCCAGCATGGATATCAACCCAAGCAGCTAATCTTTTGCGACTTCTTGGTTACTCTAAACCAACTACTAAAGGGGATTTGTGTGAAACTAAATTGCGAGGACAAATTCGTATGGCAAATTTTGATGGAATAGATGCTTCGCATAAATTATCATTAGCTTCTGATAATGAGATTGAGACTCAACCCGGACTTGCAGGAACTTCTATTGATGAAATGGCCATTTCAAGAATTGTTACAGTTCCAAATTATTGGGACACTTTCACATTGAGTGATACTGCTACTAGCGGTATTATTTGGCAAAATTGGATAACTCCACTTAAAATAAAACAGATTGGTTCTACTACTAAATTTGCAACAACTCATATGGGCTATGTTGCCAATATGTTTGGATTTTGGCGTGGTTCAATGGTGTACACTTTTAAATTTGTGAAAACACAGTTTCATTCTGGTCGTCTTCAGATTTCTTTTATTCCATATTGTTTTGATCAAACTCTTGCTGGAACTCAGGATACTAATAAGTGCTATCGAACTGTGGTAGATTTGCGAGATTCTAATGAAGTTTCTTTTACAGTGCCTTATATTTCAAGCAGACCGTGGATGGCTTGTGTGCGTCCCGAGTCAGATTGGCTTAATGATCCTACTGGTGGAACTGGGTATTATCAATATAATTGTGTGACAGGTATTATTCAGGTTGAGATAATTAATCAACTTAAAGCTACTAGTACAGTAGTTGGTCCAATTGATGTTATCGTTGAAGTTGCAGGTGGATCTGATCTCAAATTTGCAAATCCAACATGTCCAAATTATATACCATCAAATACAGCAGAAGATGAAGAAGATTTTGTAGAAGTTCAGGGTTTTATGGGCACCTCAGAAGCAGTGCAACGGAATGAAGCTCAGTTGGGTCAGATGCCCCAACGTATTGATCAAGAATCATTGGAATCTAATTGGGCTCCAGAAGCCTTGTGTATTGGAGAAAAAGTTACGAGTATTCGACAACTCATTAAACGTTTTGGCAAGATTAATAATAATCTAGATTCTTGGACTGGGCAAAATACGACAGAAGATACGCCTCGTCCTACTACTACTATTATGATTTCCCCATGTACTACACAGGTTCCGAACTCTGGTAGCAGGAATATGCCGCAAATAGAATATTGGTGGATGTTGTTTGGATTTTGGCGTGGTTCACAACGCTGGAAAATTGTTTCTGAGGTTTCTAATAATGATGATCCAGATGTTACTTACACTCCAGTTACTGGTATTCCAGTTGGTAGAAAGACTCTTGATACTTCTTGGATTGTTAAACTTTATGCTAGTATGCAACAAACAGTTTATACTATGATTGGTATGTCTCCATATGATACGCCAAGTAATCAAGGTTTATGGACTGTTGCCACACTTGGTGGTGGTTCTAATAATTGGGCAACTGTACCAACAACTGTTGATATGATATCTTCTGAACCATCAACTACTCAAATATTTCAATCATTAGAAGGTGCTCTTGAATTTGAAGTTCCTTATTATAATATTTCTCATATTACCCCAGCTATTCTATCAGATACTTATCCTTTAAATTTTCCTGATATGTATAGGGGAAATATTCCCCCTTGTGTAGTTACTGCTACACCCCGTTCAGCTCCTGGCACACAGAATGTTATTAATTCTATGTTTTATCGTGCAGCAGGAGATGATTTCTCTTTCCACTATTTGTTGGGCGTACCTCCTTTGGTTAACCTAACGAGACCATCCTAGGATATCTGTATTTTATAGGTATTTAATTTTAATTTCCAAATGAAAGTAATGGTTTATTATTAAAATTTTCTAGTATGTATGCTACTTTCCCCCTATTTGACGGGTGTTTCTTTGAAGACTCTTTTTGGGTTAGGCTTTCAGCCAGATTGCGTGATCCAATGGGATCATTTGAGGTTTTTGTCACTTTTCCGACTTAAGCAATCGTATTAAGTGTCCACATTTTGTGTAATTGTCTTCAACGTAAATAGTCGATTTCGAAAAAAACAAAAAGAAGAAGACTGTATAGGTCATCTTTCCTTTTTATTAATAGTTCGATTATAAGTTACGATTTATAATTCTAACTAAATACAGTGGATCAATTAAACGAAAGTTTGAATGATTCAGTATTGATAAAAGTCTAATAATATCCTTAAGGATAAAAAAA